AGCCACAACTATCAGTAACGTTACAAGTACTTATTGGCACTCAAGCAACGACGGGTCAGGCTCAGGTTTAGATGCTGACTTGTTAGATGGACAGCACGCTTCTGCGTTTGCTCCAGTGTCACATACTCACACTTGGGCTTCTATACCAAATAACTCTGTTAATGCATGGGGTGGATTAAGACATCAAACAAATAATGGTTATATTGATTTTGGACCAGCTAACAGTAGTCACGCTCACATATATACAGATCGACCTAATTTTTATTTCAATAAACAATTGCTTGTTAATAATAATATTGTTTGGAATGCAGGCAACGACGGTGCTGGCTCAGGATTAGACGCTGATTTGTTAGATGGTATAGATTCTGCTAATATTGTGTACGGTAGCGGAAGTAGAAAAACAAATAATCAAGATCCTAATACGGCTTTTAATTCAGGGTTTTATGATATTTATCAAACAAATGCTCCTACTAGCACTTGGTACTCGTACTTAACTATGGCTCACACAAATGCAAGTAATATGCATGGGCATCAAATTGCTGGTAGTTTCTACAGTGATGGAGATTTATTTAACAGGCATTATGATGGTAACGGTAGTTTTGGTAATTGGACAAGAATATGGAATGCTGCAAATGACGGATCAGGCAGTGGTTTAGACGCTGACTTATTAGATGGAGTTCAAGGTTCTTCGTATTTAAGAAGCGACACAAGCGACACGTTTACAGGAACTTTGACAATGAGTGGGTCTATAAATTTTGGTTCATCAAATGGTAATATTAATTTATCAAGAGGTGGATTTATTACTTTCTATGAAGATGGAAATTCGAGCCACGGTATAGGAAGTAGAAATAATAGTGGTAGTGAAGCTGATGACATTAGAATAAACTCTTATGGTGCAGTTTATATAAACTTAGACTCTAACAATAATAATACATCAGGTGCTGATTTTACTATAGGAAGACACGGCTCTGCAACAGGGACAATAAGTGAACTATTTAGAGTAAGTGGTGAAACAGGCAACGTAGGTATTGGAACTGCTAGTCCTGTTGCTAAGTTGGATGTAAATGGAAGTTTTAGAGGAGGAGGCATACAAGCAGATTCAGGAGCCATGATATTTACTTATAACGAACAACCTGTTCTTTATGGGTACTTAGGTCTTGGATCAGTTCCTGCAAGCGGCATATTTGGAATAGCTAATTCAGGTATTTATTCTGATTTTCCATCATCTGAAGTTATACGTATTGACTCTTCAGGCAACGTAGGTATAGGAACGACTAGTCCGGATGGTAAATTGCATATAGCTACATCAGGTGAATCAAAGCTAGACATAGAAGACACAGGTGGGCAACAATACAGGGTTTTTGTAAGAAATTCTGATAAAGTATTTGGAATATATGATGTTTCAAATCCTAAAACTTGGTTTAGATATACCGGTAACGCTACCACAAGTAGTACTAAGCTTTCATTATTAGAAGGAGGAGGTAGTGTAGGGATCGGAACGACTAGTCCTGGGCAGAAGTTAGATGTAGCTGGAAATATAGAATGTAGCAGTTTATACCTAAACAACGCTTCGTCATTATACTTTGTACCAACTTATTTTGGTCAAAGAATAAAAGCAAACTGTCAAGGGCTTTTAGTGCAGAACGGATCAACTTATCAGGCTGTGTATGCTTCTGCATTTTCTGTTCAATCGGATTATAGATTAAAGAGTAATATTGTACCTTTAGATAATGCTATTGATAGGTTAAAACAAATTCCGGTTCATAGATTTAATTGGAATGACAAATTAAACGAACCTAAAGTAGATGGATTTATAGCACACGAGCTTTCAGAAGTAGTACCTGAAGCGGTTCTAGGTGAAAAAGATGCAATAAAAGAAGACGGAACACCTGACTATCAAGGTATAGATCAATCTAAAATAGTACCTTTGCTGACAGCAGCATTGCAAGATGCAATAACAAAAATAGAACAATTAGAAACAAGAATACAAACACTAGAGAACAATGGTTAATTACATATGGAATTGCAAAACAGTTGACACATACCCAACACACGCAGGAGAATCTGACGTAGTGTACAATGTGCATTGGAGAGTAACAGGTACTTCGGATCAAGTTGATCCTCAGGGTAATCCTTACTCAAGTACTAACATAGGAACACAGTCTTTAAGTACTGATGATTTATCTAACTTTACAGCTTTTGATACTGTAGTACACAGCGATGTTGTAGGATGGGTTAAAGAAGCTATGGGAGAAGAGCAGGTTGCAAGTATTGAAGCAGGTATTGAAAATCAGATTAATGCTTTGATTACGCCTACATCGGTTACATTAACAGTAGCAGATGATCCTGTTGTTGAAGAAGCTTAAGAATATAGAGTAACCGTGTAATATATACTATGTATAATACATTATAAACTATTAAATTAAATTATGAAAAAAATTAAAGACGAACAGTTAAAAGAGTTACAAGAATTAATTGGTAAAATTAATCAAGGCCAAATACAAATAGGTCAATTAGAAACTCAAAAACATACACTGTTGCATCAGTTATCTGAAATTCAACAAGAGTTGCAAAAATTTCAAGAAAGTTTAGAAAAAGAATACGGTAAGGTCTCTATAAATATACAAGACGGTTCTTACGAAGCTATCAAAGAAGATGAGCCTAATAAGAAAAATTAGTATTGGTAGGGATTATAAAAATGAAGCGATGCATTACTCCGTGGGTCAAGAAGTCTACGGAGGGCATCACATTCATCAAATAATAGAAGAAGAACAAAAGTATTCTATCTACATAGAAAAAAATAATGAAGTATTGCCGTGGAAAGATTTTAATAAAAATATGGCAATTGCAGTTGAATATAATTTAGAGTATTAATGAAAGGGGTTTACAATTTTATAATAAGACCAAAACTTTCAAGACACGAATCTAAAAAAACCGTTGGAGACAACGAATTAATATTAAACACAGAATTACAAAACCATCAGTACGTATCTCGTATAGGTGTTGTAATAGGTGTTCCAAGTTACAATCCTACAGATATTAAAGAAGGAGATGAAGTTATTGTGCATCATAATGTATTTAGAAGATTTTACGATGTAAGAGGTGCCGAAAAAAACAGTAAAAGCTATTACGAAGATAATATGTTCTTTGTTGCTCCTGATCAAATATTTGCTTTTAAACCGAATAAAGAATGGATTTCTTTAGACGATTTTTGCTTTATAAAACCTATTGAAAATAACGATAAATTTTCTTTAGATAAAGAGAAACCGTTAGTAGGTGTTTTAAAATACTTTAATGAAAAAAATAAATCGGATATTAAAGTAGGTGACTTAGTAGGTTTTTGTCCAGGTTTTGAATATGAATTTATTATTGACAATCAGAAATTATATCGCGTTCCAATAAATAAAATTACAATTAAATATGAATATAAAGGAAACGAAAAAGAATATAATCCTAGCTGGGCAAGTAGCAGTTAAAGAATTAATAAAAGTAGCAGAAGAAAAAATCATTACGAACACTGAAGATGATGTTTCTGCTGACAGATTAAAAAATGCAGCGGCTACAAAAAAGTTAGCGATATTTGATGCTTTTGAAATACTTAATCGCATTGAAGAAGAAGAAGCAATCTTAGAAAACAAACCATTAAAAGAAGCGAAAAAATCTTTTAGTGGTTTTGCAGAAAAAAGATCTAAGTAATGTACGAGCAAACTTTATATAAGGTTATTGAACCTATAAAAATAAATGCTTTAAAACGTAACAATAAAGCTAAAAAGTGGAAGTACGGTTATAATAAAGAACACGATATAGTTGTTATTAGCCATACGGGTCAAATAGGAGAGATTTATGAGATCCAAAACTTAAAAGTAGCTTTACCGCCATCTCCTTCAAAATTGCTTAAAGGAAGCGATAAATGGGAGCAAGCAGAATATCCTAAAGAGTTACAAAGAATAAAAACTATATTTGACTGGAAAACACGATCAGTGGATTTTCAAAAGCAATGGGAGACTTATATAGATGAAGAATTTAAAAGAAGAGACGAAGGATATTGGTTTTATAACAATGGTAATCCTACTTATATTACAGGTAGTCATTATATGTATTTACAGTGGAGTAAGATTGACGTAGGTGCTCCCGAGTTTAGAGAGTCTAACAGATTATTTTATATATTTTGGGAAGCTTGTAAAGCAGATGTAAGGTGTTATGGAATGTGTTATTTAAAAAATAGACGTTCTGGTTTTTCTTTTATGGCTTCAGGTGAAACAGTTAATCAAGCGACTATTAGCTCAGATGCAAGGTTTGGTATATTATCAAAATCTGGTCCTGATGCTAAAAAAATGTTTACAGATAAAGTAGTACCTATATCAATTAACTATCCTTTTTTCTTTAGGCCGATACAAGATGGTATGGATCGTCCTAAAACTGAATTAGCATATAGAGTGCCAGCTTCTAAATTAACAAGAAGAAGTATAACTGCTAATGATAGACCAGAAGAGCTAGATGGATTAGATACTACAATTGACTGGAAAAATACCGGAGATAACAGTTATGATGGTGAAAAGCTAAGGTTATTAGTACATGATGAAAGTGGTAAATGGGAGAGACCTAATAATATACTTAACAACTGGCGAGTTACTAAAACGTGTTTAAGATTAGGTAGTAGAGTTATTGGTAAGTGTATGATGGGATCAACATCAAATGCTTTAGATAAAGGAGGTGAAAACTTTAAAAAATTATATAATGACTCAGACGTTACAAAAAGAAACCGTAATGGACAGACTCGCTCTGGATTATATAGTTTGTTCATTCCTATGGAATGGAATTACGAGGGATTCATTGATTCTTATGGATTACCGGTATTCGAAACTCCTAAAGAAGAAGTTAAAGGACCCTATGGAGATATTATAGAGCATGGTGTTATTGAGCATTGGGAAAATGAAGTCGACGGATTAAAAGGAGATCAGGATGCATTAAATGAATACTATAGACAGTTCCCTCGTTCGGAAGAACACGCATTTAGAGATGAAACAAAAAACAGTTTATTTAACTTAACAAAAATATACGAGCAAATAGATTACAACGAAAACCTAGGCAACAGTTCTGTTATAACTACAGGAAGCTTTAGTTGGGAAAACGGAATAAGAGATAGTAAGGTAATGTTTACTCCTAATAAAAACGGTAGATTTAAAGTGTCTTGGGTTCCTTCTATTAGTTTACAAAATAGACAAACAATAAAAAATGGAGTTAAATATCCTGGTAATGAACACGTTGGTGCATTTGGTTGTGATAGTTACGATATATCTGGTACTGTTGGTGGCAGGGGTTCTAAAGGAGCTTTGCACGGATTAACAACGTTTAGCATGGAAGATGCTCCTGCCAATACGTTTTTTTTAGAATATATAGCTAGACCTCAAACAGCTGAAACATTTTTTGAAGATGTATTAATGGCATTAGTATTTTACGGTATGCCTATACTTGCAGAGAACAACAAACC